GTTGTAGTTTCTGCATATACTGCACTAAATGCTCCTATAGATAATAGGGCAACCAGTGCGATTATTTGCTTCGTCATTACAAACACACATGTGGCAAGGACATATATATGTATCTAAAAAAATAAAAATTAATTTGGTTCGACTAGAGTTTAATATCTCTAATTTTACCTTGAGATTTGAAGTGACGACATACAGTTTCTCCCATAGTTCTGTAAATACCCTTTTCGGTGAATGAACCGTTGATGAATGGGTATGATGGGGTTCTTCTTGTTGCTTCGTAGTACTCTGTAGGAATTGCTACTTGGATTCCGATTCTTGGATAACCATAACCTTCTGCATCAGATGTATCTAATGCAAATAGTCTTCCAATTTCATTTCCACCTGCTGTAGGTGCATCTTTTGTTGGAATGAATGGGACTCCATAGATAGAATCTACGTGAATACCTACTCCAGTACCCTTGAAAGTTTGAATTCCGTTTACATCGATTTGTACTAAGCTCTCACCGTAAGGGTTTGCAACTCTTACAGAAGGCATGTATAAACCTTGTATTTCGGAATAAACCTCGTGGCTACCTAGGAATACATTTGGATCTTTACCTGCTGCTTTACGAATATTTCTAAGGAAAGTTCGTAAGGTATCATCGGTAAGAACACCATCAGTTCCTATTGTACCTGAAGCTGACTCTACTTGACAATCAAATGGAATGTTTGCTACGTCCCTATTGATAGTTGCACTTGCGACCCATGGATTGTACCACTTATCATGAGAACCACCAACAGCGGCTTCTTCAGCGTGTGAAGAAATGATTCTGTCTAAGGTTTCAAAATTATGTGTTCCAGTGTTGTCGGCTGATGCAGCGGCTGCTTCGCCTTCAACGTCTACCATGAGTTGTCTATTAATGAATTCTTTATGCTGTACAGCCATAAACAATCTGAGTGAGCCTAAGCCTCCCCAAATATCATCTTTTGAATGAGTTGAAAGCCATTCCATAACCTCAGATGCACTGAATGGCAACTGAACGGTTTTTGGTTTGACGTCAATTTCTTTCAAAAGTGGTTTTACTGTATCAGCAATGTTTCCACCTTCGGTAGTTCCACCTAAAGCATCAATCTGATTTGCCACTACAGCAAGATCAGGTGCTTTATTGGTAATAACTCTCCAACCAGATTTGTCCCAAGGGACTTTTGGTAAGATTCCGAAAGCGTTTGCCTCAAGATTCAGTTGAGCCCATGCATAAGCACCAAACACTGCATTGAATGTACCTGCAGTACCAGTAGTTACGGGAGCATCAGCTTTTCTGATGAGGTTTCTATTGTATCCATAATAGATTGCTTCAAGTTCGTCTATTGTTTGTATTTTAGGCATTTTAATAAATACCTCCGTCTTCTTGAGAAGGTGAACCGTATTTGCCTGCTAGAATTTCTCTTGCGACAGCAGATAATCCATCATAACCGCCTTCACGTGCTGCTTTCAAAACTGGATTCAATTCTATTTGACTAGATTTGTTTACAGATTCTAATGCTGCACTTGGTCTTGGTGTTTCGGTGGTAAAGTCAAAATTAGCTTTTTGTTGCATAGCTAGTCCTGATTTATCGCCTTGAGGTTTATCTTCTCCAGATTTATCGTCGTCTAATCCTGATTGAACAGAATTGGATTGGTATGTATCTGGAACAACTACATCTGCACCAACGTCTTCAGCGTCAGCTTGACCTTTTGGTGATAGATCTAGTTGTGCATCTTTTTCTTCAAAGAGAGCCTTTTCAACTCGTTCTTCGAGATTTGCTTGAGAATCTGACAATGCTTTTACATGTTCAGTTAGAGTAGACAAAGTTTCGATTAAAGCTTCATCAAAGGATTTCTCTTTTGATTCACTTTTATCTTCTTCGTCATGCTCTTCTTCTTCTTCATGATCTTCTTTTCTAAGTTCTTCTAAAGTCATGTATATTGAATTAACATATAAGCAGTTTATAAAGATTGTGCAAAGATTTATATCGTTTATTCTTTACGGTTTTTTACTTTTTTTGATGCAACTCTGTCGTCTTCAGGTCTTGGTGGTACTATTGTTACCTGTGTACTCTCCCCTTGACCTTGAGTATGTGCGTAACTTGCTCCTCCTCCTCTTATTCCTGAACCAACACCAATCATCTCTTTCGTGAGTGCCTCTAATGCTTTTTTCAATTTGCCTCCTGCAGTATATTCACGGGAAGTCAGCCTATCTTGAATATTAGGTGCTTTAGAACTTTCATCAGTTGAATGTCTACCATCAGAAAAATGAGCCTGATGTTGATTAAAATTTTCAGTTTCTCTTTGTATTACTTGATCCGTCTCTTCATCTTCGGTATAGTCTTTACGTGGTTTAGGCATTGCACCTCTTACTTTTTTCGTGAGTGCCTCTAATGCTTTTTCTTTTTTACCATCACCCATTCCTTCACGATGTATAACCTTTTTACCATCTCTAATAACAACTTCATTTTCTATTTTTTGATTAGGATTATTTAAGTAATTTTGTTTATCACTTTGTTGTCTTTCTTTAAACCAACTTGGTGTATTTCTACTTGGATATTCCATTTCTTTTCTGACTTTATTTAACTTCATTAATGCATGTACCTTGTTTACCTCTCTAGTTGCTTTCTTTTTTGCATTTTGTCTAGATGTCAATCTTGTAGCAAGTGATCTATGTCCACCCCCACCTTTTTTACCTTTAACATTTTCAGTTTCTTGTTCAATAATTTTATCTAAATCTATATCATCTGCTTTATTATTCAATCTTGAACCGTTAGGTGCGTCTTGATTATATGCACTGCTTGTTCCTACTGAGTTTGTGTTAGTAATATCCAATCCTTTACTATTACGTTTACATTTTTCACAACAATCACATTTGTTATTACGTGTACAGTCTTTACAATCACAATTACAGCCGTTGTTATGTACTGGATTGTTTGTACCACCACTGTCAGTTGTTAGAGTTCCACCTCCACTCATGCCACCAGAACCTGATGAGTTTGCTCCACCACCCATACCATTTCCACCTGCTGCTTCCTTATGAACGAATGATCCTACAATCTTTTCTGCTGATTCTCTTGACTTGCCTTCTCTGATCAGTGCTTGTACCTTCTGTTCAAACGTTTGTGACTCGTTTAGATCCGCTGCATTTTTACCATTTTTAATTGGATTGGCTATTGTCATGTTAGGTAGTTCTTCTGATAATGTTCCTCTGGTTCCATTGAATTGTCTTTTGTCCCTTACAAGATCGTTTAGATCACTACGGTTATTTCTGTCCTCAGTGTTTGTAGAACCGTCACCTTTTGTAATTTTAGCTTTTGTATCTTCTTCAGGATTATCTGTTACTGCCTCAAACATTTCTTTTTTCTCCATGAATTTTTCTATATCGTCCCTAATCTCACCCTCTTCATCATGATAAAATTCCTCGTCTTCTTCATCATCTTTTTTAACCATACAACTCATGTTACTACATTGAATTATCATCTTGCCATCATCTCTAACCGTTGAGTTAAAGTTTGCCTTTGCAATCTGATTGAAATCAGTAATGATAGCCATTGGGACTGCAGGATCTTTACATACGGCAACCTCATAATGTTCCAAATCACTTAACGCATAAGCAGTACTTCCGTCTTTCATTTTGATTGGGGATCTTGCTGATCTTGTTGCACCACCAAATGACAATCCCTTGTACTCGTTGTTTTTAATTTTTTCCCAGATAACGTTATCCAATTCGTAATTTTTGAAAATCTTTCCTGTTATTTTAATTGCAGGTAATTCTGCACCATCATCACCTTTCACAGTTGTTCTAGAATAGTTGATACCTTTACCTACAATTCTATTGGAGTGAGTATCACTGATTGGTGCTCCTCTATCAATCCATACAGGTAGTACCTTGTATAACTCATCAACTATAGTAATTTCACCCTGCTTATCTTTCATCTGTACTGTTAATAATCCTTCAAAATACCTTTCATCTGAATTTATACCTTCCATACTTTTCAACGTGCTTGAAAGTTGGTTAAAAGCATAATATGTCATATATAAAGTAGACGTGACAAGGTTAATAAATATTATGATAAAAAAGGGTGAAGAACAGGTGATTAAGCTGTTTTTTTTGCTTTGGTGACAGCGAAATCTATTGAGAATCCTGCTGTCAAACTTAACAAAGCAACACCGATTAGACCTATTCCGTCTAATGGTATAGTTTGTGCTATTGCAATTCCTGCAAATGAGGAAACGATTACTGCACCGATTAATTTCTTTGCAGAGTATGAATCATCGTTACCCAAATATCCTCTAACTGTATTTAATACAGATCCAGATATGCATGCAATTACTGCAATAAATAATGGGTCTACCATATAAAAGACCTTTCTCAGCTATATTTAACTATTACTACTCATTTGTCGAGTAATTCCTTAACTAGGTCG